CGAGCGATGAGTTCGACGCCCTCCTCGCTGGCTGACCCGTCCGATCAGGGGCATATGATCAGATGAGTGGTCCGTGTCCCCCCACCGCCGCGAGTTGGCGAATACCGCACCGTCGTAGCTGACCCGCCCTGGCGCTACGACAACTCCTCCACCAGGGGCGCCGCTGAGGACCATTACGCGACGATGACGATTGCGGAGTTAAAGCGGCTGCCGGTGGGAGATTGGGCAGGCTCGGGGGCTCATCTCTACCTCTGGACCACTACGAACTTCCTCCCACGGGCGTTTTCGATTCTCGGGGCTTGGGGCTTCGAGTACGTCACGAATCTCGTCTGGACCAAGCCTCAGATAGGGATGGGCAACTATTTCCGCATCAGCCACGAGCACGTTCTGTTCGGCGCGGCCTTGCCCAGAACCCGCACGAAGGCGAAGGACATCCCCTCTTGGTTCGAGGCGCCGCGCAAGGCTCATTCCTCCAAACCCGAGTGCTTCTATGACTTGGTTGAGAAGGCCAGCGAAGGCCCGTATCTGGATATGTTCTCCCGCCGCCAAGGTCGCCTGAATGGGTCGTGGGACACATGGGGGCTCGAGGCGAGATGAGGGCGATTCGCCCGCCCCGACCGCAGGAGATTGTGGCCGGCGCGACGTTCGGGCGAGTATCTATTCACCCCGGCAAGCATGGGGACGGTGACTTTCAGGTCAGATGGAACGGGCTGCCGATTACCTTCGACGAACTGGCCGCTGTGATCGTGGCGCTCTACGTCGCAGAGGAGCGTTACCTACAAAGCGGCAAGAGGGGCGGGGAATACTTCGTTTCCGCGTTCCTGTCCCCCGTTGTCCATTGGTGCCGGAACCACTTGGGGAAGCCGATGGCGCTACCCAGCCCGGACGCGCCGCTGGGCGACCATGACAAAGTCGTCGGCTGACCGTTTCGCTGACTTCGCGGGCCGGCTGGGGGTCAAGATCGAGCCTTTCCAGCGCCAGATAGTCAAAGAACTCTTTGCGGGTCGGCGCGAAACGCTCATATTGCTCCCTCGCGGGAACGGCAAATCGACTCTCCTGGCCGCTCTCAGCCTGTGGCATCTGCTGACGCGACCCAATGCGCGTATTGCGGTTGGGGCTGCTTCGCGGGAGCAGGCGAGCGTCTTGTTCGACATCGCAAGGGAGATGGCCTCCTACCCGGAGATAGCGAAGCGGGTCACGATCACCCGCAGGGAGATTCGCACCGATACGGGGTGGATAAAGGTCGTGTCCTCGGACGGTCCCAAGCAACACGGGTTGATTTTGACCCTCGCCATCGTGGACGAACTCCACGCCCACAGGAATGACGAGCTCTATCTCGCCTTCCGCACCGGCTTGATGAAGGTCCCCGACTCGCAGATGTGGACGATCACCACGGCGGGGATCGGGGAGGAATCGGCGCTCGGAAGCCTCCGCGCTCGAGCCAGGAAGCTGCCCGACATCAAGCGCAAAGGCCCTTTCACCTACGCGACCGGCCCCAACTTCGGGATGATGGAGTGGGCGCTTTCCGAGACTGCGGACATTGACGATATGCAAGCCGCCAAGTCCGTCAACCCGGCCTCATGGATGACGGTCGAAAAGCTTGTAGAGCAACGGGAGGCCGTCCACGAAATCGCGTTCAGGCGCTACCACCTGAACCAATGGGTCGCGGCCCAGGCCCCGTGGATTACCGGGGATGTGTGGGATACCTGCTCCGACGAGCCCGAGATTCCCGAAGGCTCGGAGGTCATTCTTGGAGTGGACGCCTCGATTCGCCACGACACGACCTGCGTGGCGATGGTCCGCAGGGTGCGCGACATCTACCACGCCGAGTTCCGCGTCTGGCAACCCACAAGGGGTAACGAGGTCCAGATGCAAAACGTGATGGACCACATTCGGGACCTGGGGCAGAGGTACCGCGTCAAGGGTGTTGCCTATGACCCCCAGTTCATGCACCACGCCGCCCAGACCCTCCAAGGGGAGGGCATGGAGATGATCGAGTGGCGCCAGGACAACGCGCGGATGGTCCCGGCCACACGGACCTTGCAGGAGGCCGTGATCCACAAGAAGCTGCGCCACGGCGGTCACGCCATCGCCCGCTCCCACGCCCTCGCCGCCGAAGTCGTAGAGACAGAGAGAGGCATCAGGATCAAGAAGACCGCCTCGCACGGCTCCATCGACTCGATAGTCGCCCTCGCGATGGCCGTCGACTGGGCCTCGCGCGATGACAAGCCTCGCCGTAGCGCATACGAAGACAGACCTCTCGTAACCGCCTAACGAAAAGGACCCTTTGGGAATCGTCCGCGACTTTGGCGCGGGTCTGAAGGCTCTAACCGGCACCCCTGCCGTCTTAGAAACCCTCAACCGCCGCCAGTTCAGCCCATACATCAGCCTCGGCATCTCGGACGATGAGCGCGAGCACGTAGGCGACCACCCCGCCGCCGAAGCTCTGAGATGGCCGAACCCGTGGACTCCCGGCACCCAGTTCATCTGGGACTTGTTCGCGGACTTCCTGACGTACAACAACGCTTACGCGCTGAAGTTCCCGAGTGACGCGGGCCTGAACATGGTCAACATCCCGCCGCATCTCATCGGCCTAGTCGGGCGTTCCTACTACCAAGTGGAGGCGTACCGAATCTGGGATCAAGACGGCGGATACGTCGACTTCCCCCCGGAGCGAGTCCTTCACTGGCGCGGCAAGAACCCCCTAGACCCAAGACGGGGCGAATCCAAGCTCGAGACGCTGAGGGAAGAACTCGCCACCGACGCCGCGATCCGCTCGAGCCTGACGGAGCTCGCCAAGTCCGGCCTGTCCTTACCAGGATGGGTGGAACGCTCAATGGACGCCCCCGAATGGTCCGAGGAAGGCCAAAAGCGCTTCATCGAATCCTTCACGGCAGCGGCGAAGGCATCCTCACGGCGTATCCCGGTCCTAGAGGACGGGATGGTGTTCAAGCAAGGAGGCGTCACCCCCGAGGACGCCGAACTAATCCTCAGCCGTCGTTACAGCGCCGAGACGGTAGCGGGGCAGTTCGGGATGAAGAACGTCCCCCCGGAGTCCGAGGAGGAGCGCAGGCAGTTCTACGCCGACGTGCTCCCTCCCTTACTCGACCGCCTCGCATCTTTCCTAGACCTGCACGTTCTGATCCGCGAATACAACGCCGAGGACCACTACTGCGAGTTCAATCTTGACGAGAAATTGACCGGCGACGACAGGCTCAAGGCTTTGACTTCAGCCGCAGGCGCTCCACCCCTTACGCGCAACGAGGCTCGAGCGCGGCTGAACCTCCCCGCCAAGGAAGGCGGCGACGAACTCATCACCCCGCTGAACGTGACCGTGGGAGGCAAGCCCTCTCCGCAGGTGATGCCGATACAGGACCCCAACAAGCCCTCACAGGAAGGAGACCACCGCGATGACGGACCCGGTCAGGCCTCTCTAGTCCGCAACGGCCACAACCCTAAGCCGCTCTCTCCCGCTTCAAAACAACTCCTCATCCCCCGCAGGCGCAGAGCCAGCGACAGGCGCGACAGATGGGCAGGGGAATATCAGGGCGTCCTAGAACGTCATTTCGCGCGTCAACGCCAGTCCCTGAAGTCGAAACGGGCGAAGAACGCAGCGATCACCGACGACCGCTGGAACACGGAACTCGGAAACGGCCTCAACGACGTCGCAGAACGCCAGTTCGAGGCCGAGGGCAAGCACGTCGCCTTCCGCCTTGCCTCCGACTTCGACCCCGACTACGGGGTGAACTGGCTCGCGGCGAAGGCATTGGGGTCAGCGCAGGCGATCAACCTCATCACCCGCCAGCAGGCGGAGGAAGTCGGGTTGAGTGACGCCTACGAGCAAGCCGGGGTTCGTGCGGTCGGCGCGGCGATGGCCTACGCGACGGATATTGCCGCCTTCTCCACCAAAGTCGCGTGCGAGCAGGCCGAAGGCGAGCCCACGGTCATCATCGACGGCGGGGACTGTGAAGTCTGCGCTCCCTTCCAAGGCTCCTGGGCGATGAGCGAAGTCGAGCAATGGCCCGCCTACCACGCCAACTGCACTTGCGTAGCTGACGTGACGAGCGCACCGGGAAAGGCAATCGAAGCGCAGACGAAGGCCGACCCCACGCCGGTCTTTGTGAACATCGAGCAGCAGGCTCCCGCACCGCCTGATGTCAACCTCACGCTGCAAGTCGCCGAGGGCGCGTTCAAGTCGAACACGACCGTCCAACCTCCCCCACCCGCCGAGATTTACGTCACGACTCCCGAGGTCACGGTCGAAGGCGCCGAGGTCCACACACACATCGTCC